TCTTTCTCCGTTTGTTCTCCACTGCTATATGCAATAACCGCAAAACTCTATGAATTTAAATATTTTAAACTCTTCTTTAAATTTTGCATTTCTGCAACTAAATTTGAACTCAAATCTTTCACCAATAAAATAAACCTTTTTAAAAAATATAAACCTTAAAAAATATTTTGATTCCATATTGTCCTCCTGTTATTTATAGTACATTTCATTCTCCTTCGTCTATGCCGTATCAGTTGTGCGAAAGACGGCTTAACTACGTTTTTTAAAATTGCCATCTATAAACCTTTCCCCGTTTAAAACTCTATTCAATATGTCAATCGACAATCGCACTGCCTCGTCAACATCCAGCTCACCACTCTTGTTGTTGTCCACCCACTCACTGAACTGTCGGTATTCTTTTTCATTCATATCAATTCCTCCGAGTCGCCGTCCTTCGTACAACACTCGATACGCCTCCCGGCTCTGCCATATACACTCGACCTCAGTCGGAGTAAACCCGCAGCACCACCGGCACAGAATCGATTTTAGTTTTTTCATAGCTCGCTCCAATACGCAACAATTTTATCGTCATCTACTTCACGCAGCATCAGAACCATGTCGTCCACGACCCTATCGTATCGCACCCGCCCCGCTATCATGGGCGACGCAAACGCCGGGCGCTTCTCGCCATCGTCCACGGTCACGACGACAGGGCGTACGGGCTTATACATATAGCATCCACCAACCGCACGGTCCTCGCCGCACTCATGCCTCGGGCGCGCTCCGCTCTCATGGAACATCGCCCTGTGCTCGCAGCGATAGCATAGACCTACCGAGACTGCTCTCTCCATAGTACCTCCTGTGCGCACTTAACGTAATCCTCATCGGGCGTGAGGTATATCACAACCGCCGCGTGTGTATAGTCCAATTTCTTCTCAGCTTCCCACATCCTCGCGTTCAGCCGCACCACCATGACCGCCAGTATCGCGGACACTATCGCCAGCGCCACCGTCAATCTACCCATGTTCCCTCCCACTCGGCCTCGGGATATTCTCCCGGTAGTATACAGTCCGGCAGCTCGCACTCAAGGCAGTTGTACGAGCAGTCAACCTTCGCGCTCTTGCCGTGTACCCATGCCCGGTGCGCCGCATTGTAGCACCTTCGGCACTTGAACCGCGTGTAATAATTCGTGCCGTCAATCCGCGTGCCGCACGTCTGACACACGAACGAGCGATGGTCGTACCCCGTGTTCCTCATCCCGCGCAATACTCCCGAACGAGCTTGTCGGCATCCTCGGCATCTATGAAAAGTTGCCACTTGCCATTATCGTTAAGCAGCCGGTACACCTTCGCGCCGTGAGACTCGGCGAACCCACGGAGGTTTGACCCGCGTACCCCGAGCACGTCGCGCAGAAAGGGTTCGAGCGGAACGCGGTCTATCTTTGGTAGAAGCTCGTCTCGGAGTTTTATAAATCTATCCAGGTTATCCACGGTAAAGCTCCATTTTACACTGTGATTTTTTGCGCTTTTAAAAATTCCCCGACCAGAAGATGAGGTCGCCATGAATATGTCCCGTCCTCCTCGACATTGAACTCGACCAACCCAATATCCACAACACCGGAACATTGCCGGACGCCGTACTTGCTCCCGTACCCTTGCAATGCGGGGAGTGTCATCGCCAAATATTTTCCGTTTCCACTGTACTCAAAATAGTGGACATGGGACCGCAGCAGTATGTCGGCCCTGATCTGCCGCTCGTCCTCGGACCATATCGTATTCCACAACACCTCGCGCTTCACGGCGGTGGCCCTGCCGTGCGGTATGACCGACCCGCCAACCTTGTGCTTGACGTCGAACACAACGCCGTCAACATCTACCCAGGCGTGGCCCCCGAACTCGTCAGCCACAACCCTGTCCGCAACGATCTCCTCAAAATCTTCACTCGATCCGGCATGGTACGGCGTGCCAGCGGTGATGATTATTTTCTCCGCGTTCCATTGTTTGATCGCGTGGGCCGCCATGTCGCACTGTGCGATCCTGTCCGGCTCGATTAGCTCAGTGCCTCCGCTCCTCTCCCCCTTGCCATCTATGAGGTCGCCGTTGACGATTAGACAATGGACCGGCTGTAAGTCCACGGTTAGCCGCTCGTAAAACCTCCACACCTCGCGCCTGATCTCAGCAAAATGTGAATCGTCGTTGCACTCAAACAGCGTCGGCGTCAGCCCAACACGACTTCCGCAATGTAGGTCGCCCATCGCAATAACACGCTTCATTATCTACTCCGTTTTAATTCCTGTTTTCTTAAAACGATAATCCGCGCCGAACACCCATGCGTCATTGAACGATCCAAACTCTCCGATTGCAACAAACGGAAACTTTTCACCATACTTCTCGGACCTCCGGCACATCGCCTCGTATGTCGGCGTCTCATCGACATTAAACTTCCCGGTTTCGTCATTCCAGCTAACGGTCCACTTTTTTTTCATTTCCCACACTCCTGAGTAATTTTGCGCGCCAGCTCGTCCACCTTGTTCTCCAACTCCCTCAATAGCTTTTTAGCTTCGGTCAGACTAATCATACTTTCCACCGTATACCTCGTAGCGTTTCTCGACCGACCCGAACATGACGCGGCTCGGGATGAATTGTAGGTCCACGACGCCGGTATCTCCGTCCCTGTTTTTGGCGACCAGCAGTACGGCCTCGTCTTTCAGCTTTGTTTTCTGCTCGTTGTAATCTCGGTGAAGAAACATCACCACGTCGGCGTCCTGTTCTATATCTCCGCTCTCTCTGAGGTCTCCGAGCATAGGCATCCTCCCCTCCGCGTTTCGGCTCAGTTGCGCCATCGCAAACACCGGTATATCGTGCTCGTTCGCAATCCGCTTGAACGTGCGGCTCACGTCTCCGATGTCTACATAGCGGTTGATATTGCGCTTTGACACGGTGACGAGTTGAAGGTAGTCTACGACCACAAAACAGAACTCATATTTTTTAACAGTGCGAACGATGATCGACTCGATCTTTGACAACGCGGTCACATGATCCACAACTGTAAAGTACGGCGTGATGTCCTTCATCCGCTCCATGCGCTCCGCGATTGCGCGCTTGTCCGCGTCGCCGATATTTCCGTCGCGTATCTGAGTGACTGGAATGCCCGTATCGCTCGACAGCATGCGGAGGTACAGCGAGGATTTGACCATCTCAAGTGAGAAGTACAGCACCGGGCAGGTCTCCCCGGCGTGGCGCGCGATCTGCAATGCTATCGCCGATTTGCCCATGCGCGGTCTGCTCCCACACACAATGAACTGCCCACCGTATAACCCGGTCAAGATGCGGTCGAGGTCGGCGAATCCGGTCGTTATCTTCCGGCGCGCCTGTATCGAGGCGAGGTCAAGCGCGTCGTGTTTCAACTCCACGACTCTGTGCTCGTATGGGTCGCCGATGTCCCGCAGTGCTGCTATCGCATACGCCGTGACCTCGGGGATCGGCGCGTGGTCGCCGGTCATATCTGCGGCGAGCACAAGCGCGTCGGTGATCCGTCTCCGGTTGGCGAGGTCGCGGATGCGCTTGACGTGTGCTCCTACCGACAGGAGCGACGGCATTTTCCCGGCCTCTGTCAGCGACAGGTCGGCGTCGTCGTGGCCCAGGTTTTTTAATTCGGTCAGCAGTACGCGAAAGTCCACGTCCTCGCTGCGCGATCTCATGGCGCGGATGATACCGAACGACGCACGGGCGAGCGGGTGATGGAAGTCCTCGTCGGCAAGGTCGGCAAGGTCGGCGAACACGTCCGGTCTGCGGTACGCGGTCACGATCAGCTCCATCTCGGCGTCGTGGTCGTAGTACGATCTATCGAGCATACGCCCTCCGTATCTCGTCCACGGTCGTCGGGCGCGTGTCCTTCGGGGCGTCCTTCTTCGCGCGTCCGTGCCATGTAATCACGCGCTGCTTCCAATTCCGCACCGGGTTACCCTTCGCGTCTTTCCATTCACCCTCGTTGTAATAATTCCAGAATTGTTTTGGGTCAACAGAATAAGAGTGCTCCTCGATGTAGGCCTTTACATCTTCTATGGTTGGTGCTGTGAATTTCTTTTTATTGTTATTATTAATAGTGTTATTATTACTACTAAGCGTGGTAGAGTGTGGAGCTAAATCTGGCGTAGCGTGAGACTTAACCTCGTTTAGTATCGGCGTGTCCATAAAGGCTAGAATATACTTATTATTGTGCTTTAGTCTATCTTCTGGATATAGCTTTTCCTTGCGGATGTATCCCTTTTCCACCAACCGCTTAATGCTTTTTGCAATAGTCGGCTCGCTGATATTAAGGTCCTCTGCTATCCGCTTGTAGCTTGGAAAGCACTCGTTCCCTCCTCCGGTATAGCTCAACATATAGGCTATAATTGCTTTCTCGTACAATCCAATGTCTTTGGATCGCATCAACTTCTTTGGAATAATCCCGTATCCCTCTGAGAATATACCGGACAGCTCTATTTTATTTCCGTTGTCTCCGCTCATTTAACCACCCTCTTGTGTACCACTATCGCTATCGCAATCCTCATTCGGTCTCGGAAACTCAGTCGCCACACAGACTGCACGAACTCGCGGAGCATCTTGTTTTGGGTGCGGAGGACCGCGCGGCGGTAGCGCTTGGTTTTCTTCTCGCTCATCGTCTCCTCCGCTTATCGACGTACTCCTCCGCGATCATGCAGATAATCATGAACAGCACGAACAACAGCACGCACCATCCACCTCTAGACATAATATTCCTCCATCGTTCCAATCCACACCCGGATCGCACCGGGCGCGTTGCGCTTCGTGTGCTCTTTTACCACCGACAGCTCTAGGACATGCCGGTCGTTCTCAATCACACCGGCCTCTTGGAGCGCATCGAGCGTGACCTTGATCGCGTTGTCGATGTCAGTGTAGCATCGCTGCTCAATCCTCATGCGGTACGGAGGCTCGACCGTAACGTCGCTGCACGACTGCACCAAAAGCTCTTTGAATTTTCGGTACTCGGGATTGAGAAACAACTGTTTCGTCGTCCGCGACACGTTGTACTTCTGGTTGACAGACGCGATCTTTACGTTGTCCAAATCAATCACTCTGAGCATTTGATATACTCCTCAAGTTTCTCGGTCAGTAGTGCGCTCGTAGTCTCAAATAAACTCGCCTTTCCGACGAGCTTCTTGTATTTGACATAGACCACAGCAGGAACCTCGACCTGTATTCGATATGGCTTCTGGTCGTTCTCGTCTCGCGCGTTCCTCGATGTGCTACCGATATTCAATCGCGGCCCTCCTCACGTCTCGCGCAGTCTCCCAATCCGGTATGTGCCACCCTTCCAGCCCATCACGCTCGCGCTCCACGTTCTGGATGTAGTCCGCGTACTCCTGATATGTGAGCGCGGATTTCGACGGGACATAGCCGACGACACTCTCTCCGTCCATGAGCACGATGCACCGGCCACGGTAGCGGTGCGGTATCTCGCCTATGCTAGACACGGCACGGCGCAGATACCGCAGCTTCATCTCATGGTCGATCTCGTCTACCTCCATCCCCGACGCCTGTGCCATCGGCTCGTAGCAGTAGCCGTACAGGTATTTGTGCTGGAAATGCTCAACCGAATCCATCGCGGTGAACACGACCTCGACGGTGGAACCTTCGTGCTCCTCTAGCCACTTGGTCGCGCGCGCGGCTGCGCTCGCGGATATTGGCGACAGAAATCCATCTCGCGCTGTATAAGTACATTTAATCTGTCCAGTATTCTGTCCAGTCACCGATGATCCTCCCATCTCCGGTATAGTCCGACAAACACTCACGACACCGTTTCGTCGTCGTGCCGCCTGAGTGTCTGATCCGCACGATGTCGTCCTCTGCGAATCTCTGTTTGCACTTGTGGCACAGGTGAACCCTGTCCGTCCGCGTCTGCTCGCGCAGTCGGCGCAAACAGTTACGGACGGCGGGGTCGATCTCAACGCCCCAAAAAATATCAGAAGGGCGTGCCACCGCTTTTCTCCTGTTTCTCCTCGCGCTTCTTCTCGGAAATGCAAAGCATGTAGTCGGGCGATTTGTCCGAACGCTTTTCCTTCACCGGAAATACAAGAATCTGCACCCCGCCGAGACTGCCGGATAGATACGTCGATCCGTTCCGGCTCTCGTTCTTCCATAACCCACACGCGTTAATCAGTTTACTGTCCTCTGCCATGTTGATCTCCTATTTGATTTTCTCCGCGCCGGTGTAGTCGTATTTCCGGCTCAAGTAGAATACGTCGCGTAGTGCATAAAATACTTTGAGGCCGTGTGCGATATCGTCATCGCTCCACGTTTTGAATTCCATGCGCCCCGGCTCGGTGGACGAGAGCACAATATTGATGCAATGCGTCACCTGTCCACCCGTGCGCTTGACGAGATGCTTCTGCGCTGCAAGCTGCCAGCACCACTCGGGGTACGTCTCGATTTTCTTGTCCTTCTTGGTCTTTTGGGTTTTCACGTCAGCGAGAAGATACTCGCCAGCTTTGGTTTTGAAGTACAGGTCCAGCGTCCCGCCGAAACCCTCTGCCGGGTCAGCGAGCGGTTGCTCCACCATGCAGTATGTTTCCACGGCCTCACTCAGCCACGTTATCGCTGGGGCCGCTATCGCCATGATCTTGTCGTCGCGCTCCGGGGAACCGCCTTTGGCGTACTGCTCAATCGCGGCATGTACCGCGCTCCCGAGGTCGGCGGCTTTCCCCGCCTCGTCCTGTGCATCCTTCGCTATGCGCTTGGCGAGGTCGGTGTAGCTCTCACCCTTGATGCGCGGGAGCGTGAGCGCGGAGATAATCGCCTGTTCTATTTTCCACGCTTCAAGCACGGGCTTTGCCATCGTGCGGATGATGGACGTGATGCTGCCGAGCAGTAATTCCTTGCGCGCCTCACGGAGCGTCGCGCCGTGGTTGGGGTTTCCGTCGGGTGCGTACCAGTGGGCGGCGGTCGATACGGATACTATCTCACCCATGATGGCTCACCTCCCCGTGAAACGCTTCCGCGACCATATTCTGCTTGTGCGCCAACAGGTCGGTCATTATCTTGGCGTTGTCCCACTCGCGGGTCTGACAGAAAGAATGGCACTCGGGAATCGACCAGCGCTTGTCAGACACCATCGCGCGAAGCGCGTCCTTTAACTCCTCGTCGGTGATCCGCGTGGCGATCTCCCCGGCGAGGTCTACGGGCTTGCGGTTTTTCTGGTCGTCTGGTAGGGGCTGGTTGTCGTCGTCAGTGGCGATCTCCCCGGCGAGGTCTACGGGCTTGCGGTTTTTCTGGTCGTCTGGTAGGGGCTGGTTGTCGTCGTCAATCGTCCCGGCGTATGCGTCCCGGCCCACGCCGAAAAATGCCGCCGTCTTCTTGAAGGCGTTGGTGATTGCGCCCTTGAGCGCGTCGCCATACAGTGAAGCAATATGCCCACCGGCGCACTCGCGCACAACCACGTGGGCAGCCGATTCGCGTATCTTAATCGCGCACCGAACCGTCACGTCATGGTATGGCGCACCGTTGCGGTATGTTCCCTCGGCGTGGTGTACTATCTCCCACGTCATGTCCCACCCCAGCCCGAGCACTTCATTCAGGCGGTCGGCCACCCATTGATACCCGTAGCCGTCGGTGTCGTACCCCTTCCGCGTCTCGTCTTTTCGTGTACGCTGGATAGCAGTCGATGGTAATGGCTTGCTCAGTTCCGAAATAATCGTAGTCGTCATAATCGTCTTCCCTCTGCTTGTATATTGGTTGCTCGTCCAAACACGGCTCCCACCGTGCTCCATTGTGGTACTCGTATTTACTCACGATTGATCCTCCCGAAAAAATAGACCGGGCGGGGCCGGTCCAGTGACCCCGCCCGGCGGAGGATTTGTATGAAGAAACGCTCCACGCGATTAGTCCGCACTCTCACGACGATCTTTCTCTGCGATGATCGACTGACACCACGCGGCGACGTGGAGCAGTGCGTTCGCATATTCTGACATTGAGATGGTGTCATTCCTCAGAGCCTCTTGAGCAGCGACCAGGCTGCCATCTTCTCGTGTTTCGACGCCTCGATTCTCCATAGCTCCTCCTCAAGCATTGCTCTCAATTTCGCCGCAGCGAGTTTGCGCTCGGCGAGTGTTGGTTCGTAATCGACCGCGAGCCAGTCGGGCTGTGCGCTGTTCGTTTTCATTATTCCTCAAACATCTCCCGTTCCATCTCGACATAGGCTGCGATCTTGGAGATGCTCATTGCCATGTTCCCGAGGTATTTTAATTCATCTTTCGTGAATGCTTTCTTGAGGTATTCGCGGCTTTGAATAATGAGCGGCTTGGCGGGTTCTCCGCAAATTGAAATGCCGTACATGGTCTTGATGAGCCAGTTGAGATACTTGCTATACATTTCGGCTTCTGTTTTGTTTTTAATCTTGTTGAGTATAAACAAGCCCTCCTCGTCAAAGAGAACAGGCGAACCGTCCTTGCGGAGTAATCGCAGTTTCTTTGAAATCGTATCGGGGCAAACATTGAATATCTTCGCAAGCTCGTCCTTCGTGATCTTGCCGTTTGACTTGATCTCATCGTACACTTCGGTCGGAGTAACTTTCATCGGTGCTCCCATATTACGCTCCTATTATCTTTCTAATGTTTGTATCGTTTTCTGCGAACGGACGTAGGCGTCTGATAATTACTGCGGCATACTTGCTTGCTTTTTCTATGAATGCTTGCGAGCATTCGCGCGGTGGTTCGGGCGGCAACAGATTGATAACTCGCTCAAGGGCGACGATATAGTTTGCCTCCTCAAGCCTGTTGATTCTATCGCTTGTTTGGTGCTGTACTTTGTCTTTGCGCTCTTTCTCTTTCTCGTACTTGATCCTGTTGAGCACCGCCGTTTTGGTGGGCAGGTCCTCATTCTTCCGCGCCTCTTTCTTGATGGCCTCTACGATGGCGGGGTTCTCGGCGAGCTTTCTAGCGGCCTTCGATCTGCGAGAATCAATACCAGGGGGTAAAACCTTTTTTCCGCCGCCGCCATAGTTTTTTCTTCCGAGGGAGTCTATCGTTGGCGCGGATCGGCTCCCGCCAGTCGATGCGCGCCGAATGTCCTCCCGGCTCGGCAACAACTCCCCGATCCGAACCTCGGCGTCGAGAAGGGCGTCGGCGAGGATTTGGCCTTGCTCAAGCTGGCGCTTGCGATCTTCCTCTGCCAGTTCGATCTGCCCCGACTTGATTTTCTGCAACAGCTTCTTGTGCTGTTCAAGATAGACACTCCCAACTGCGGACATTTTCACAAGCTCCTCGATTGGCTTTTGTAGCCAGCCGGGGTCTTTGCGTATGAGTACCGCGTATGCTTCTTGCTCTTTCATTTCCCGCCCTCCTTCTTGACGTACTGCTCGATCATTTTCCGCATGACCGCAGACATTGTTACGCCCTTGAGCGCACACGCCTGTTTGAACGCGCGCCATTGCTCGGTAGAAATTGATATTGTGTATTGCATTTTCGCCTCTGATTATGTCGTATTACTGCTGTTATGTCTCCAATATGCCGATAATATTGTTTTCGTCAATACTTTTTTCCAATAAAATTGTTGAAATGGAATTTTTTAGCGATTTAATTGGTAGTATGTACGGGGAGCGACTAAAGACATTAAGGAAAGAATCGGGGTTGTCTCAGGCGCGCCACGCTGGTACTGCGCCAGCCGTACCGGGTGTTGTTTGATCCAGAGCTTTTTGAGGCGGTGGCGAAAAAAAGTGTTAGGCGCGGCAAACTGGAACAGTTCGCCACCCGAATATTCACGCGCTACGCGGCGTAAAAAGAACCCCGGCGGGGAGCCGGGGCGATGTCAGAGCAGAAGGATGATAAGGACGACTATGGCCGCTCCCGACGGGAGGCCCAGAAGAAATCCGTCAATCAGGCCCGACGTTTTGGCCGCACGATCCTCCGCGTTCGCTGCAAGGATGCCAGCCTTCGCCTCCTCCATTTCCGCAGCGCATTGTCTATGACAGTCACGCACCAGCCGTATACCACGGTTGAGATCGCGTACACACGCGTTATAGTGGTCAACCGCAACATAAGCCCTCCCCTCGCAATCCACGCGCTTGACATTCTCACACCTCAGTTCGCGGGCATGGAATATCATCAGGGCCGTCACCGCAGCCGCCGCTAGCAGAATTTTTATGACGGTCGATAGCTTTATCCACATTGTCAATCACCTCTTGTTGGTGCTGCACTTCCTCCGGCCACATCACATACGCCGTGGCCCCCATCCCTATGAGCAGCCCTGCCGCGAACCCTGCGAGCACTCGTTTCATTTCGCGCGCTTCTGAATAACCGGGTGTGATTTTTGACACGACAGGCCGCCGCCGGTCCACGCCCAATCGCACAGGATGAGCGCGAGGAGTATGCCGATCAACAGTATGGACGCGAACCACTGTTTGCTATCGAGGTTGAGTGAGAGCCACTTACTCTTGAGGTTGACTTTTTTCACCCTTGACCTCCGAGAATGACTGCACGGCCTTCGCGCCCATGCCCGGTACTAGCATGGACGTAACGAGCGCGGCGAGGCCAAACAGGTCGCGGCCCTGCACTATGCCGAGGACAGCACAGGCCACGGACGACAGAACAAGAATAAACATACAGATACGCATGGACGACACGTCGCCCTGCGATGACAGCATAGATTTAATCGTTCCCACAGTACCCCTCCACCATCCTGTCTAGGTAGCTCCGCGCGCCCGAGTGCGTGGAGAATATGCCGCTCGCTATGCTCACATCGTTCATCGTGATCCGCGCATAGTATTTCCCGTCCACCTCTTTGAGGTGAAAAAAGTAGCGGTCCTTCCCCTTCGTTATCGTGCGCCCCTCGGCTAGCTCCACGTTCGCCTCCCTTTCAGGTCAACGTGCACTCCCCAATCGTATATTCCTAACCCCATGTCCGGGTAGACCTTTTCCGCGTAGATGGTTTTCATTTCACGGTGAAGCTCTTTAATCGACAGGCCCTTGACGTGGAAGTCCACCGCAGACGATGTGGTGTGGTGGCTTTTGTTCACACCGCCCACCCGCTTGTTGTGAGGCTCACACCTCATACAACAGTGAACGACGATAGGCTTGTCGAAGTATTTCCTCAGAAATTCCAACAGGTCAAGCGGGACGTTCTCGTCTATGAGTTGATTACACCCGCACCGACAGGCCAGCTCCGACCGGCTAAAATGCTCGCTCATGTCTCCCATCACGGCCTCCTCGTACTGTCTATGATGCCCTCTAGCCTGTGAACGATTCGGTCAAGATCGCCCACGAGCTGGAACAGTGATGATGTCGATGCGTTCAGGTCGCGGTCCACGTTGGCAATGGCCGTCTGCATGACGTGATATCTCTCGTCGCTCCGTCGCGCACAGTCATCGTTGCGCTGCGTTATCATGTTAATGCGCCCCTCCAACCGTATTAACCACACCACGACGCCCACGACCCCGGTAAGCGCCGTTAATCCCACACCTAGCAATTTCTCCCACTCCATGCTCGCGCTCCCCCTCGTCGTATAGGTCACTGTCTCTCATTGCCTCAAACAGAAAAAACTCGGTACATCGCAGTCGTTCAATAGTATCGCACGGGCCGCCGCACCAGTGGTCGCAGTATTCGGCGCGGATGCGCTTGTACGATTTAATTGTTTCCGGCCTCACCACCCGCCACCCTGTCCGACCCTGTTCCACTCTCCGCGCGACCGACGCGACCAGAACCCCGGCGTCATGTTGGCGTCTCGGATGAGCTGCATTCGCTCTGTGTCGTCTGCCAATTTAATAATGTCCGACAGCGCCCTCGCGCGCGCCTCGGGGGCCATGTTTATGAGCCTCATCATAAGCCCCTGATTCTCCACGCTGCCCATTCTGAGCTGAGTCCTCATTCGGTCGCGAAGTCCTGATTGCATATATTGAGGCGCTTCCGCTATTTTCGCGGCCCACTCGGCGCGGGTGCTCTCAGACGGCATCCGTCGGTATCTCCGGGCGATGTCGTTGATCGGTTGGTATGTGTCCAGGTATTCGTCCGTCGCCTCCTGTTTGCGCTTGGACATGATGTCGTCATACCGCTTTTGGGAGCGCGAGGTTGATGTGATCTTTCTGATACCGGGCAGTCTGCGTACAGCATCCGGCTCGGAGGAAAATGTTTCGGCCATCTCCTGAGCCATCTTGTCGCGCTCCTCCGGGTTCATCATTCGGAACACAGCGGAGAAACCGCCGCCCACCATGTCATTGAGGAGGTTGTTTCGCGCGAATACCTGGTGAAATGCAGCACGCGATCTCTCCGGGGATAGCGTTGTAAGCTCCCCGAACTTCTTCCACGCCCACGGCGTATAACTGTCATACTCGCGCGACGGGCTGCTCTCCGGCCCCTTCCACACGTTCTCCCTGCGGAATAGGTCATAGTTTGAGATATAGGTGAACAGGGCCTTTGGGAGCGGCGGGAGCATATTCTCTGGGCCAACCGGCGTGGCCTCGCCTGCGCCGGTGGAAATCGTCGCCCATGCCTTGCGGGCCGTCTCGGGCCAGTCCTTCTTCCCCATCATCCCGTCAACCATCGCCTCAAACGGGGCGGCAAAAAAAGATTGCGACTGGTCTTTTGGTATGTCAATCGTGAGCGTTTGCGGTCTGCCCTCTTTGTCGGTGTACGACCAGACGGGTATCTTGAAGTTCCTCGCGAGGTCGGTGTCGCTGAATCTCCCGTCGAACATCTCAGGAAACATGGTGTGCTGCATCGCCCGAGCGAGCGCGGCGAACACGCCGAGCTGCATCACAAGTCCGGCAAACCTCGTCGGGTTTTCCCGCGCAACCCTCCACAGCGACCGCGTACCGGCGACAGCCGCGTTCACATACGGGGTGAAGTTTTCCAGCGACTTAATGACCGACCCGCCCTGCGAGAAGTCCACGATGTTCGCGGCTATGTTCGCCGCCTTGTGCGGGGCGTGACCGTTCTCCAATGCCCTCTGAAACGCGGCGAGCTTGGTCCATTGTTCTGTGCGTTCAAGGAAATGATTGATCGCGAGGTACGCCTTTCGCAGTCCGGGCGTTTTCTCAAGCCCCCTCGCCAGTAGACCCGTTCTCCCGTACTCTGCGTAGTACGTCCTCGCTCCACCCGCCTTGACGAACTGCTCCCACAACGGACGCTTGCCGAGCGAAAACGCATCTTTGGCCGTGCGCGCCAGGTTTACGGCGAACTGCCCGGCGGCCACCGGGAGCACCGGGGCGAGCTGCTTCTGTGTCGCCATGACGAGCACGGCATGGGGCCAGTCCCGTAGGATGTTTCGGAGTCCGAACTCAAGATTGTAGCCGGTGGCCGTCTCCTTGAGCACCTTTGACCCGGACAAAAGGTCGATCACGGAGGCCATCGTTTTCGTTATCTGCGGGTCCGACGACGCGAACTCTGCGGCCATGTCCTTCGGGAGCTGAACGTATTTCGGCTCGCCGGCATCCATGTATTGAATTACCTCGTACCCCGGATCGGCCACCGGGCCGGGCTTCGATTGCAATATCTTTTCGGCGCGCTTCGCTATTCGTTCTTCCGCTTTGGCGATCTTCTCTGCGAACTTCGCCTCGATCTGTGCGGCCTTTCCCGGCGCGGCTTTCATCGCCTTGTCCCGCTGCATAGCGAGCCGGTCTATCATCTTGTTTGCCGCCTCCCGGTGACGCCCGAGGATCGCCGCTTCGGTCTGCGGGAGTCTGGTGTCTCTGACGGGCTTCGCTCCAATGGCATTGTCCGGCACAAGCTCCGCATATTTCCCGAGCGCCTTTGCCGCATCGTTACGGCGCATTGCCATTGTGGATCGCAGAATGAAATCGTTTATAAGCGTCTGCGGGTCCTCGATCATCGCTCCGCTCGCGCCGTATTTCAGGTGCGGTATGCCGCTGCGCCCCATGACCACGCCCTTTCCCTCGATTGTTTGCATCCCGGCGGCGGGGTCGATCTTCTCAAGGAATTTTCTCGACAGATAGTACGGCGTGTTTGCGTACTCGTCGGCAAGGTGTTTCGGGATAAGGCCGTTCGCCTCCATCTCGCGGACAAGTTTTATTCTCGTCGCCTCGATGGGTTCTGCCGCCTTTTGCAATCCTTCATAAAGGTCGGGGTGATTCTGCTTCATCTCCGACAGGAACCGCGACGACGACCCCTCATGCACCCGCCCGTGTAGCATTTCCGGGCGCACGTCCTCAAGTTGCGCCGTCCTCTGTGCTCGGTAGAACTGCCCGAGCGTCGCCCTGTCTTGCTCCGACATGCTCTTGAAAAGCGTTTTGTCCAGCCTGGTAATTTCTTCGCGCGCCTGTGCATTCGCGCCCTTGATGTTCTCAAGATATATCCGCACGTCGTCACCGACGGGGCCGTCTCGTGACACCTTGAACGATAGATTGCCGTCGATGTCAGAAAACCACCGCGTCGCCTTTTCCGGTAGTTTTTTCGCTCGCTCTACATAGGATGGGTTAAGCGTGCGCTCCACGTCGGCGGCGTCGGCTATCGACGTTTCGATGATGTTCTTTGCTTCGGGCGAAACAAATGCGTATTCTTTTCCCTGAAAGTTTATATTCCGTGTCGGTATTTTGAAGTCGTCAACCTGGGGGAGAATGTCGCCAGCGAGCTTTTCCGCGCCCTTCGCCGCCGCCTTCGCCCCGAACTTCGTGAGGTTTGCCAATGCTCCCGGGATGGCAAGCGGGGTCGCCTCGTACAGCGCCCGCGCGCCTTTCGCAAGGCTCCCGGCCCCGGTTACACCGAGCGCGCCAAGCGGTATATCAACCGCGAGGCCGCCCGGTACGGACGCGATGGACCGCATGAGCGGTTCGCCTCCCTCTGCTATCTGCGCCACGAGCGCCGGGACAAACGTGACCGGGTTAGTAAGGCCAATCGTCTTTATGACATCCATTACCGACGCGGTTCCGGCTCCTGGTCTGTACGGGGCCGTGAGCGTTTCCTCGACGGGCTTCTCCGGTAGGATCATTCCCTGCGCGTCCCTGGGGGCGACATAGCGCGTCTGCGGTGGCGTTGGTGGGGCGGTCTGCTCCGGCGCATCTTTGATATAACCGAGCGGCCACGGGGTCGTCATGGCGTCCACGGCCTTTCCGAGCAGCGTCCGGTCGTCTGGCCCTTCGCGGTTCATCTGCTCAAAAGTAGCACTCGGCGCGGCTTCCTGTTTTCCTCCGATGCTCGTTTGAAACCACGCCCGGTTCTCCGGCGTGTCGCCAAGCTCCGACGCGACCACCTCCCGGTAGAAGTTGGCCTCGATCTCCCGCTTCCGCTTGTCGTCTGCCTGAATGTACGCGGGGTCAGACGCGATGTCTCGCCATGATAGGGACACTGTTTACCGCCCGAGTATTCGTTTGCGCCGCTGCTCGTCTGTCTCGTTCGCCGCCGTTTTAATGTCTACCGATGGAACGGCATTTATTCCTATGCCAAACCCGCCAACGTCGTTGTTCATCTGATACACGTCGCTGCGCGAACCGCCCATCGGAGTGTTGCGTACACTCGTCATCGTGCTTTCGCTTATATTCCGCAGTGTGTCGGGGCTTGCGTTGCCTTCGATGGCGCGCTTCATGGCCTCGTTGCCAGCCGCCGCGTACTTGAGGCTCGGGTCGTACCCGGCGCTCGCCGGAACCGCAGTTGTTCCAAGCCCCTTTGTGTTGTATTGACGCATCGCTTCGGCTTCGGCTTCGCGTATCGCGCTTTTTGGGTCTGCGGCGCTGACTGTAAAGTTTACGACAGTCCCATTGATTGACCTCGGAACCTGCCATGTCTTGAGTCTAGGCCCACCAGCCGGACGCGGCATACCGGCCAACAGATAATCCCTCAACTCATTTGTCTTGATCTGGTGGTCGGGGTGCATCCCCACGTTGGCGACCTTTACGTCCTGAATATATTTCATCACCGTGTTTAGGTACTCCCTCGGGTTGTTCGTTTGCGCGAGCCTTGCGAGCGTATCGTTCAGAAGTATTTCCTGGGATTGCCTAAAGTCTGCACCCTTGTACTTGTATCCATTGCGGACGTTTGTTCGAATCTCGTCTGCGACGCGCCTCTGTATCTGCTGCGCCTTTTTCTGCGGAGCACCGGCCATTTCCTGTTCGGCGCTCTTGAGAGTTTCCGCAAGCGGGCGCACCCACTCCTTTTTCCCGGTTTCCGGGTTCATGTATGCTTGCCCGAAATATTCACCTCCGAGCTGCGCCTTCCCCCCCTTCACGTCAACGCTCCACGACGAGTCCATTTTTTGCTTTGCGGTGTCAGCCGCAGCTTGCCGTGCGAGCGCCCTGTTTTGCGCCTGTTCTACAAACTGATCGGTGCTCACGTTCCCCATCTTGTTAATTCCGCCGCCACCCTCCGCCAAGAACAGGTCAACGCCGGAAATTTTCTGCGGGTTTTTTTTGTCGTATGCCAGCGCCGCATTAAGACCGGCCTGTTCTCCGCGAGCGAACAGCGTGTCGCCGCCGATTCCAGACTGAGTACCAACGGCACTATACGGATTGTCGCCAGCCGCAGACGTGACCTTTTGGATGGTGTCTTTGAGCGATCCGGCGTACTGCGGGTTTCCACCCTGATAATCCCCCATCTCATACGCGAGCCGCTTTTTTTTGTTCAGGAGGTCGCCTATGCCGAGGAACGTCTGTGACACGGGGGTCCAATCCATTCCCCAGTTGTAGTCATTGCCGCCGCTGTTGTATATCGCCATTGTGAGCCTCCTAGCCTAGCCCGGCTACCATCGTGCCGATCCCGGCGCCGATTTTCGCAATCTGCCCGAGCCGGTCCATCAACCCCGGCGTGTATCGTCCGTTGTCTACGAGCTGATCTACGGTGTGAGCCGTCGCCATCGGCGCGAAATGCTGCTGCAATAGCGGGTCGGTTAGCTGATACAGGTTGATCCGCTGCGCCTGCTCCCGTGCCGCCTCCTGAATGTTCCGCGCCTGTGTTACGTCGGCAATCTGCCGTCTGGCCTGTTCGTCGGCATACTGCATCTTTGCCAGTTCCGACATGAGCTGATTGTCGGTCGCCTGCCGCGCGCCCTGCTCCTGTGCGCGTCTGGCCGTAGACCAATAATTCCGTCCCATGCTCTCGCGTATTCCTGGGAGTGTAACGTCGTTGAGCTGCCGCATTGCCGGGTTGTAGACGGCGTCCTGAAAAAACTGCTGTGTAGCCCACGGGTCAACCTGCGTTGATTCCCGTATGTTCATCCGCGAGTTGTTCGTCATCCCAAGTAGCGGGTTGCGCGACGAGCCGCCGTATTGCTGTATCTGCTCGTTATACTTGCCGAGCATGGCTTCCTGATTGGCGCTGGTCGTGCCGTATGGAGTGACGGACCTCTGGCCCTGGTCTCCCCATATACCGCCCTTTCCACCGGGAGTGACGGACCTCTGGCTCTGGTCTCCAAATATACGGCCCCGTATATTGGGAGACCAGCCACCGGGAGTCAGGAAGCCTCCCCAGTTTTTCCCGCCAGACATTATGGCCGAAGGTACTCCGGGGACCTGCCCTACAACACGTCCAACGTCCCCCATGAAACCACCACCGCCGCCGCCACCGCCGCCGCCCATGTTACGCCTCCTCTACCGACAGCGCCATCTCTAGCACGCTGCCGCGTTTTTCGAATTTATAGCCTATCTCTCCAAACCGCTCGATCATCCAGTCTGGATCGTGGTAGGTGTGATAGGTGATGATTCCTATGCCGTTGTCCATCGCGGTCTTGACGATGTACTCGGACAGCTCCTTCTTCGCCGCCGCCTTTTTCTCGTCGTCTCCCTCGGCGTAGAACTGCGAGACAAACAATTTCGGCGTCATTATATCTTGCATGAGGTACATCACGGCGAACCCATGCAGACCGTCCGTGTCGCTCACCACCACCCGCATGAGCGGGCTTCCCACGCTCTGACGGAGCCAGTGCGCCATCTCCCCGGCGCGGTACGGGGCTTTCGCCGCCTTGCAGAATTTCTTGATGAGCGGAAAAATAATCTCAATCTTGTTCGGCGTGCTGATCGTTTTAATCATCTCGGTATCACCTTCCCTCTGCCCTGTCCGGTCGGGTGATAGCCGACGACGAAACCCTCGACCTCAAAATCCCCGCCCGTGACGTTTTCTATCTTGTACCGTATCTGCTTCCCAAACTGAATCGTATTGAATACGTGCTCGGTCATGTCAGCCGTTCCCTGTAATGTGATCGTGACGGGGCCATACCAACTGTTTCCGTAGTCCACGGAGCACGACAGGTTGAGGTCGTCGTATGCTGCGGTCACGTCCGGGTACGCCGCGTAGATAAACTCCAGAAACTTCTTTGCGTGCTTCGGGTCGCCGCAGTCGAAGTCGCTCGTCACGAACCATGCAGTAATCGCCGTACCATCGTCGGTATCGGTATCGTCGAATTTGTGGAGGCCGCCCGCAGTGTCACCGAGCACGGTGTATGGAGCGCCGGAAGATAGTCTTCGCCCGCCCCACGTTCCGGGGTAGGCGGCCCATGTCGTCCCTGCCGGTACGTCCATCCATCGGATGAAAAACTGTGTTTTCGCAAGTTTCCCGCTCCCGCTGATCCGGTCGGCAAAGGCCCATATCGTCCATATCTTCTGCTGGTAGTCATACGCGAAACAATAGTTTGGCGTGGTAGCACCGCTACCAATAGGAACAAACAGGCAGTACAGGTGATGGTCGCGCATGACGACGGCGTGGGAAGTTTCAAGATACAGGTAGTTCAGGTTATCCATGAGGAACCGGGTTATGCCGATCCCCACGTCAACGCAGTTCACGCCGTCAAACATATAGATTGAGTCCGGGCCCAGGAAGAACAGGAAATTGTTGTCCACGACCCCGATGGTGCGCCCGATGGGTGTCCCAATGTTCGCGGTGTTCTCGATGAAGTCAAACGGCGATGTCGCGTTCTGCGTATACATTACCGTCGTGATGCTCATTTGTTTGAAAACGAACAGGTGCTCTTTCAGCATCGCCATTCCGGTTATGACAGCGGGGTCGGCGGTGAGCTGCGTAATCCCCGATCCGGCAGCGGCCCAATCCGTAGGGTCGCCAGCCACTGAGTAGGCCACGGATTGCGGATAGTAGTCTCCGGTCGTGATGTCTCGCAGATACGCCATGAGCGTGTGATTGTGGTAGTAGGCGAGGAATTTCCCCGAGTACGGAGCGCCGGTCAGGTCGGAAACAGTCGTGCCGTCAAACTGTTTGCACGGGTCAGTCCCGTTGGCGAACAGGAGTAGCGAGTCGTTGGTCGATGGGTCAACCACGATCACATGGTCGAACATCACGGGTATCTGCCCGTAGTTGCCGTTGTAACACTGCCGTAAACAGTAAGTGCTCCCGGCCACGTTCGGCCCGGCGGTCGCCAGCGTCATCGTGGTTCGCCCGGTGATCGTCTGTACCGCATACCACGTCGTCACCGCGTCGGGGTCGGTTGTGCCAAAACCCATCTGGTACTGGCCACCCGCTGGCCATGCGGTGTCCCATGCGTTCTCTGCCTCTGTCGCGTCCACGAACACCGCCGTGTCGCAATCCGAGCCAGCGGTCATGTCGTCGGCATTTGCCGTCCACGATGTCGCCGCCTTGCTGCGCACTAGGATGTAGCCAAGTTCAAGGTTCCCGGCGTCAGGGGCCGGTTTCGCGGCAATGGCAAGCGCGCTCGTCGCGTAGGTCTGGTTTGCTGCCGGAACCTTTGTGCTAACCGTCCCGGCGATGTCTATTTGCACCAGAAATATTCCCCAAAACTGCCCTGCCCCCGCAGCCACGTTGATCGTGTGCGCCGCAGAAAACCCGAGACTGTCCGTAGCCGCATACGTCCCGGCGGCCCCACCGATATAGTACATGGTTTCCTGGGTCGTCTTGAAGTCCTCCGGTGCGAGGGCCGATATAGCGAGGTTCCCGTGCTGATATACCCCGTCCACCGGGGTGAGCGTAACGGCGGTTGTCCCGGCGCACGTCACGGTCCCGTCGGTGTACGTCTCCGTGAGGAATTTCCACGTTGACGACGAGTAATCGTAGTAGTACACGTCGGTGGTCGTGAACACCGTCGGGAACGTGTCGGACGAATACATGAGTTCGTAGTAGTCATACGAGGTCACGATCCCGTTCAGCGTCGCGAGGTTGGTGTACCCGCCGCGTCGGCTGATCTTCCCGTCCTTGAACCACACGTTGAGAAGG